ACTTTTACTGTTTTAATAAAATTGTGTTCCATTGTTTTTGTTTAAAGGTTAACTCCATTTAGCATATTCAAATTTTAAGAACTTGTGCTGTCTTTTATTATTTAAATATGCTTGTATTGTACTTTTATGATACCCATACTTCTTTGCAATTTCTCCAATAGTTCTAAACAATAAAGTTTCTGTTCCATTTGTAACATAAATACCAACTCTATTATTTTTAGACTTTTTTCTTGCTGTTGTAGGGTACACATTTGTAAACTGATCATTATTTAGGTATTCCCATTTATAACCATAAGCAGTTAATTGTTTTTTACGGCAACACTTAACAATATTAGTTTTTAAGTAGCCTAGTTCTTTTTCAATGTCTTTTAATTGATCCCAAATTTTTACAACCTCATTTTCTAGGGTTAATTGTTTTACTTTTACATTCATGTTAAAACTTTGACTGTCACCACCTTCAGCTAAATTTGCAAGAGACCCTGTATTATCAATTATTCTTCCATAAAGACAAATAAACTCTTTTTCTTTTTGTTGGATAAAAACTAAGTCATCACTCTCAAAGACTATTTCAACTTTAACTTCTGTTTTAGCTGCTACTCTTTTCCAAACAATATTTCTCTTTTTAAAATCATAAGCTCTATAGAACTCACTTTTTATTGTAAGAAATGTGTTCTGTCTGGTTTTAGTTCCAACACCAATATAAAAAACTTGATTTGTATCAAGTCTTATGTGTCTATATAAATAATGCATATCTGTTGTATTATACAACAAATATACACCATCTACTTTAAATAACCAAGAATTCTTGCCTTTTCTGGATTTAAATGAATCCACTGGTGACATGCGCGACATGAAGCCATCCAAGTTGACTGAATTAAATAATAAACATTTCTATCTGACCCACTTCTTGTATGATGTACATCAGTAGCACCATTCATACAACCGGCAACAGAGATTTGACATATTGGATTTTCAGTAAGGAACCTTTCTCTCAACTTGAGATACTCAGCATCTTTCTTCTTTTTCTTAGAAGAAACCTGAGGAATTTCATTACGTTTGGTTGGTTTCTGTGAAATCTCTTTACTTTTGTGGCAACTCCAGCAAAGTTTACAGTATTTGAATCCCTCATGGTTCTTCCATATTTGTGATGGCTTACCACAGCCGTCACATTCTTTAAGTTTTTTCATAGCTCTTTAAATTTCCAAATAAATCCTTTAGAGCTTTTTGTTTTACCTGTACAACAAGCACTAATTAATTGACACTTAATACCAAGTTCTCTACTAATTTCAGATGCTGAAATCCATTCTTTAATAAAGTTCCCATCCAAACTAAATTGTACCACTGCTTTTGCAGCTCTAGTTTGTAATTCACTCATATCAACATTTTTGGGTTTACGCATTTTCCTTTTAGATTCTTCTGTATGTTTAAATCCTTTTTTAGCAGATTTCATCTTCTCTACATGAGAGAGACTCTTCTTTTTGTTCTTTAAACTACTTGAGATTTTAAGCTTAGTTTCATCTGATACAGTTCTATTCTTCCATGATTCTGATATTTTCTTTTTTTGTTCATCAGTCATTGGTTTCCTATTCTGCTGTGCTTTTTTCATATTAAATAGTGTTGTTTCAGAAAGTATAGTAGGACAATGTTCAGTTTCAACATATAAACAGTTTAAGCCAGATTCACTAAGAACATCAAATTGTTCTTGCCAATATCTTTCTCTTATGTTTAGCATAGAAAGTTCACATTCTTCTAAAACTTCAAATAAGTGTTCAGTAACTCCGTATTTGTTGAATGATGCAAATAATCTGTTCTGCCCATTTCCCTTATAATACTTGTAGTCTCTAAATCTTTTTTCAATGTTTCTACTCTGTCCTACATATACTTTACTACTAGGGGAAGTAATTTTATAAATACCTATCATACTATAAAGATACACATTTTTTTACATATCTAGTACTTAAGTTTCATAAAATCACATTCTTTAAGCTTTAACTTCATATTTCAGTCTAGGTAGTTGATTTGGCATCTCTTTTAAATCAAAAAAGTTTTTTGGTAAGATGCCTTCAGCAATAAAGATAGCAATAATATCTTGCTTCTCAATACCTAAATCTTTAAAAGTTAAAGTGTTCTTAAACTTCTCATCTGTCTCAGTATCAGCCAATAAGAACTGTGTAATTGGACTGTTTGGAAACAGAGTTTCAAAGATTGCATTGGAATATTTAATAGTCACCTGCTGTTTAAACTTATTAAGTGTAACTTGAGCACGCTTGTATACACTAATAATCCTTTGCTTTTTCTTACTACACATAGTAGCAAGTTCTTTCTCTGTAAGAGCATCTAAACCATAAAGTGCTCTCTTATAGAGATAATTTTGATAAGATGAAAATCCATCTTGTTCATATGACATCACAGTTTGTGATCTCATCTGGTAATTTCTTACCTGTTCTTTTAGCTTTTCCATAATATACATTGGTTTAATCATAAAATAGAAAAGGGGGTATCTCTACCCCCTAATCACACATCAATCAACAAGTTTTTAGATATCAAACTCTTCTGAAGGTTTGATAGCTTCTTTGGATTGTTGCAATGCATAAGCTGCACGCAACTCATCAACATTATCATGTTGAATAGGTGGATTTTCAACTGCTGCTGGGTTGAAACTGAACTTTGTTCTACGGTAAATTGGTAGTCCACCAAGTGTACATACAATTCCTGTTTCACCAGCAATTTTCAAGTCACGTTCTGGATTCTTTTTATTAAATGGAGTCAAAGACTCTTCAATAATAATTTTACCATCTAGTCCTTGACCACCAAATAAATTCAATGCTTGCAAGTCTTCTATTGAACCTGGCATTAATGCACTGATTTCTTTTCTACGAAGGAAACCATTGTCATCTACCATTGTTCTGGTTTGTGTTAGACGTACATATCCATAATCAGGATTGTTTTCTGATACATTAATAACTGCACCTGTCTCATCTGCTTGTACAAAAACTTTTGAATTCATAACTGAAAGTTTTAAAATAAATAAATAAATAAATAGATAATTGTGAGTAGAAATACTATAAAGCTGGTCACTCAAGCCAGCAGTAAGTAAAGTAATCTGTAAAGATTACATATCCAAATCTTCTGATAAATCAACAATATCATCAAATGGGTCAACATCTGATGCAATATTGGCTATATCTTCATCATCTAGAGATAAAAAATCAAAGTCGTAGATTTTTTCTTTTGTGTTGTCTTCAACAGCTGAACCTTTAAAAGGATCTCTTATGTGTTCTCCATAATCAATAGACATGAGGTATTGTATATCTTCATTTGTAAGATCCAAAAACTCATCTACTGATAGGTTAACTACTTTCCCATTTGGGAGTTGATACAACATTTACGCATATAATATGCAGATAAATATACAGTATATTTATTAAGATCTATTCTTTAGAAAATAATAATTGGCATTATATAGCTAAACAAGGAAAAAGGGAGAGCTGTTACACTCTCCCTGTGCTCCTTTGTTAGGAAAAGCATACCAACAGATATACTATCTTTAAAGCTCTTCTATTACAGTTATAACATCTTGATAACTAATGAATCCTGTATCTTCATATGATTTATTATCATTGTCATCAACATTCATAAAGTTTACATAATAGTTATGACTCTCATGAAAACCCCTGAATTCTTTGATTATAGCAGTAGCATGACCACTAATATTAAGTAAGCCAAGTCTTTTCATACCTTCTACATTGGTTTTATAACTCAATTTATTTGGATTTACAGTAACCATGGTTCCTTCAGGTAATACTGGTGGTGCAGAACCACCAAAATATGTCTTAAAGAATATAGATGTTAGTTTTTCATGAGGTGCAATAATACTAGTTAATGCTCTTGCTATTTCTACTCTATTAGGATGATCAAGGATCTTCTTAATAGCATTAAATAAATCTGTTTCTTCTAGTTCTACTTTGATTTTAGTCATTTCTCCTCCTATAATCTCTAATTTTACTTAACAAAGGTTCATTAAAGTTAGTGAACCAGTTTTCTCCGCCAATTTTGGTACCTACACTTGGAGCATCTTCAGGAGTATCGGAAGGTAAATAATTATTTACCCTTCTGGCTCCAGTTTTAATAGGTTGACCGTCATTGTCAACTAGATTAGACTTAAAGTCAAATCCAATAACTGATGTAATTATATTCATGACCCAAAAAGTTTCATTAAACCAGCAAGTGGATGTTCACTTGGACCTTCACACATTCTTTCAAATACTATTGTAGCTGTAACAACTTCATTGACATGTTTGCATTTATCTACAATATATACATAAGAATGAGATTTAATATCATGTAGTTTATATGCTTCTTTACATATATCTACAATTTCATCACGTCTTTGATCTGTAATACCAAATGTGGTCCACAAATCTGTTGTGCTCTCATCAATGATACGCACTTTTAACTCCGTAGAGTCAGTTAATTTCTTTTTTCTGTTGAATAATTTTCCTAATAAGTTCATAATCAGAATTTTAAATAAATAAATAAGACATAAAAATGCCCCTAGTTACCTAGAGGCTTAGTGATCCCAATAGGAGTCGAACCTATAACCTATGCCTTAGAAGGGCAGTGCTCTATCCAGTTGAGCTATGGGACCAAATTAACAGATTATTACACCTTTATCTGTTAGTAATTTGCGGTCAAAGGGTGCACGCATATTCAGGGGAAAATTTACTTTAAATAGTTTTGTAATTTCTTACTAAGCATATTTAAATGATAGTTAACATCATTTGCGGTTATACCTAAACCGTTGCACTCAATATCAGTAAGCATATTTTTTACCATATTGATTTCTGTTTCAATAACATCAGCATTAATAATGTTTTGAGGTGCAGTCTTTGGTTTTAAATGTTTTCTCCAATTATATCTTGGTTTTTGAGTTTCAATAACTAAGAGAGTTAAACCATTGTTGTTTCTTCTTGATTTTCTGGTGTTTTGTTCTTTTGCCATTTTTTTTGGTTTTTAAAGTTTAATAAATATAGCCCATAAAATTAGGCTAATTCCGGATATAATAAATGCACCAAGCGCAATTCTAAAAGGAATCATCCTTTTTTCAAAGTCAAGTACATCTTCTAATGCAACAATTTTACAATCAATATCTGAAATAGCTATTGCAGCTATGTCAGCATTCATGCCCTCATATTTAGCATATAATATGTCTGCTCTTTCTTTTTTAAGTTGAGCAATTTTTTGTTTTAATTCTTTTCTACGCATGGTACTAAGTTTATAAGTAAATAATAGTTACCTAGTGATAAAGATATATAGCCAAAGATAAATTCAAAATCTAAGTCAAAGACCTTCCCTTCTTCAAAGGCAAAAACAAAAACTAAGTCTAGAGTGTGTCA